AAAACGGCTACCACTTAACAAAAGCTGAACAAGCATACTTATCACGTAATGGATTTAAAGCTATAGAAAGACGTCATGAGGACTGTCTTAGACACGACTGGATTACATGGGATAAGAAATCAGGAGCACATATAAATCACTCAGACTTATTTGAAAGAAAAGGATTTAAAGATCAAGCATTACAGCAATTAGAGATATTTGCAGAAGATTATAATCCAATGCTCTATAAACTTATTAAAATGAAACCAAAATGGGGTATAGATATCTCTATAGATTATGTATCTCCAGATGCAGTATTTGAAGTATTTCACTACGAATGGGATTCTTTTGAGTACGATAAAGTACTTGAAAAAAAGTTGGAAATTGAGAGATTAGTTCTTAACTTAAACTGGGATCATGCAGCAAAAGAATTGTGGGGAAGGAAAGATGAGTGGATTAATCTCGACTTTTTCGAACAGTCCCTTTGGCGAACAGAATTCTTTGGTACAGAACCTGAGAAGTTTAAGAATATTATTTGGGATAACTAATCTATTTATATAAGATACCTCCATAAAAAGTTAAATAAAGATGACATATAAAGAAGTTAATGATAGGCTAACAAAAGTACAAACTGCTCTCAATAAATTGAAAAGCGGTAAAATAGACTTAGCCCCCGTCAAAACCCAAGCTCAACTTGAAATAATTAAAGAGTCTCTACAGAAAAAACTCATTACCTTAAAAGAGCGAGAGCAGACTATGTTCGTTAAGACTAAAGGAGGAGATGACGAAGTTGTTACTTTAGATAAAAAAGAAGCTGACAAACTTAAGAAAGATACAGATATTATAGGTATTAAAACAGCTAAAGGTAAAACTATAAAAGAAGAAGAAATCACAGTTGAACAGAATCAAGAAATTGCTAAAAAAGTAGGTAAAGCGTTAGCTAATTCTCTACGAAAAGTAGGCGATGAGTTAGATACTATGAAAGCTAGAAACTTTAACCCTACTAATGATACTAGTTACTTTGACATCTACGTAGAATATAAAGCATCAGATAAAAGTGATGATTTTAAGTTTGCTATTAAAGACGGTATTTTAAGTCTACAAGGCAAAGAGTTAGGAGCAGTAGGATTTCTTCCTTCTGGAGAAATACAAATACACACAGAAATAATAGAAGCAGCTTTAATAAAGCACTTTGAATCAGATATGAAAGAAGATATGAGATCAAAAGATAAAGAATTTGAAAAGAGCAGAGAAGCTGCCAGATTAGAAAAGCACCCAGAGAGTGATACCATCAAAAAGATACAGGCCTTACTCGGAAAAGAAAAGAGCTTAGGAGAAACAGAAGATGAAGCTAACACTTCAGGAGCTGTAGGTGCATACCTTACTCCAAATGCTTTTGGAAAGAAGAAAAAGAAAGATAAATTATATGAAGATCCATCCTATATAGATATAATTGGTCAGTTTGCTGCCCTTATGGCTACAGGTTATACTGCATATCAAGCAGTAGAAAAACTAGGAGATGGAAACGGAGATATAAGTATAGACAGTATTAAGAAAGCTATACATAAATACTCAGCCCCTAAAAACGAAGACGCAGAAGAAGATGCTAAAAATGATGCTGATTACGAAGCTGGATGGCATGACGATCCAAGAAAAGATGAAGATGTAGATGTAGGTCATCAAGACGATGAACCTAGCATGTTAGGAGCTTCAGCACTAGAGACAGCAGAATATGCAGCTAAATTATATAAAAAACTACAGAGATATGACCAACATGACGGAGAAGTAGATTTTCCTAACTGGTGGCAAAAGAAGCTAATCTTAGCTAGAGATTATATGTCAGCAGCGTATCATTATTTAGACTCAGAAGAGAAACAACCAGCCTTAGACCAATTAGCACTAGAAAGCGTTGTTAAAGAAGGCAGAGGCGATATGGAAAGAATTGTCGACCTTATTACTGATAAAGCAGCTGAATCAGGATTTACTGTACAAGAAGAGGCAATGGAAGTAATGGAAGCTATCGGAGAATACTACGAGATAAACTTTGAATTTGGTAGATTAGGAGATAGTCTAGAAGAAGGAGAAGGTAATGAAAAAGCAATTAAAGGTCAAGAGTTAGTTGATTACATAATGGGTAACTGGAATTGGTCAGAAGAAAAAACACTACATTGGCTAGGAAATAACTTTGGTAAAAACAAAAAACCTCAAACCCCTAAAGAAGAAGATCAAGACTATATAGACTACTTAAGAAGAAGTGGTAGAAATAAGTATGCAAAAGAACTAGTAGCCCGTAGCTCAGGTAAACTAAAAGAAGAAACCTTACAAGAAGAACTAACAGGAGATCAAAGAGAAGCCCTAATGGACTTACAGAACGTATTAGATCAAGCAGCTAATTTAGGAGACGAGGCTAGAGAGATAGTTAAAGATCATTTTCCTAGAGAATTGAGTGCAGGTGAAGCTTATGATGTATTTAGTTTTGGTTCAAGTTCTAATAGATACGATAAAACATTAGAATCTTTAATAGAAGATATTGAATTGGCTGCTGAAGATGATGATATGGATGATTTAGATGAAGGAGTTGCTAAAACTAAAAAAGCTCACGACCAAGTTGTTACTATAATGAAAGACCTTGCTAAGAAATATAAGGCAGGTGATAAATCAGTAGTTGACCAACTTAAATCATTAACAGCTACTAAAAAGAAATTAGAAGCAATGTTAGATAAAGATGTTGCAGGAACCGGAGTAGATCAAGAAGTAACTGAAATATAATAATATGAAAGGAAAAGACTTACGTAATTTAATTCTGGAATCATATAATGAAGTATTGGTAGAGCTTAATGAAGGTTATTTTGGAGATTCTAGTGACGATGAAGACGAACCTACCTATGCTGATAAGCAAAGAGCTAATGTAAAAGAAGCACCAGATGGTGTACATTATATTAGGGTAGAAAGAACTGAATTCATAGAAGCATTAGGTATTTTAGAAAATGCTTTTGAAGACAGTATAGTTAAGTTTGAATTAAACGATCCAGATACCATATACATTCATAATGCCGATAATGGTGATATGCATGATGCAGTAGAAGAATTACAGCAAAATGGTATCATAATCGATGAAACTAGTATAGATGACGAACTTCAAGAAATGGATATGAACGATCCAGTTCTTATGAAAACGAGAGCAGCTAAAAATAGAGCAGCTCAAGCTAAACATCCTGACACTAAATTTGCTGTAGGTAAACAAAACAATATAGAAAGAGCTGCTAAAATAAAAGACCTTGAAAGAAAGAGAGATCAAGTAATGAGAGATATGGAGCAGGAAGCTGAACCAGAAGGAGGTCCTATAGCAGATAAATATGGAACAGTATTAAATAAAATAGATCAAGTACTTCTAAAACTTAGAGGACCTAAGAATGTAAATTTACAAGAATCTCTTTTAGATGAAGTAGAAGATGAAGAACCAACACCAGAAGAGTTACCAGATACTGATGCTCCTAAAGAAACAGTATTAGAAGATTCAACTGATACCATACTAGCTAAATTTCCAACTGTAAGAGCAGCGTTAGTTAAATTACAAACAGAAGATTTTAAACAATTTGTTACTTCTATAGATTGGATATCACCTAGACCTTCTTCTTTTAGAATTAATCTAAAGAATGGTCAAGACTATCTCCTTAAATGGACAGGTAAAACATTTGAAGCAAATATACTAGGAAAAAGATATTATATAAATAATATTGCAGATTACCAGCAGGCCTTAGATAAATTAGCTATATTGTATAAAGAATCACCCATGAAAGGAGCAGGAGAAGAAGCAGCAGATGCTGACGGTGTAGATTCAGCAGATACCGGAGGAGGAGACTTTCCAGGAGAAGATGGTGGAGCTACCGGAGGTGACGCAGGAGCACCTGACGATGGAGGAGGAGATACAGGAGGAGCAGATTTAAGTGGAGAACCAATAGACTTCGAAGACGGAGAAGAACCAGAAGCATAATAATAATAATAGGTAATTAAATGAATCTTATAGACAAAGTATTATTAGAATGGTCATATAAGACCACTAAAGGATATCCTGACATTAATAGTCAAGAGGATATGGCTTTGTTTGAATCTATGTTTGGTTTTAATCCCTTATTGAATGAAAACGTAGACCTAGTAAATTTTATTTCAAGTAATATAGACGGTTACGGTGATATAACAAGTAAAGGTAGTACTTCACTTACTTTAACTTTTTCCGATATACCTTCAACAGGAGGACAATCTACAGATTTACGTAAGAGTGTGTTTGATGAAATAGAAAATTTAGCTAGAGAAGAAAACGAAATAACTTCCTATAAATACAGTAATGCTGGTAATTCATCAGTTGGTTTCTGTACTATTACTTTTAGAGGTAAAGAGTATAAGATTTCTCTTAAAGGAACTCCTACTGCAGATAAAGCAGATACTGATATTAAGGAAGCATTAGTTTCTTTATTCTATGTAAGTGACATTACTACACCATTTACTAAAGATAATATAGAGTCAAGAGCAAATAACTTACTAAGTTTAACTAAGAATGGCATCCCAGGAGAGAGTTCTGAAGCAAGTGCTAAGGTAGCAAGTTATTTAGAAAGTATTGGTAGTTCTAATGCGTATATTAAATTTATCAACCAACCACTCTCAAGTGCATTGACACTGAAAGAAGGATACCCAGGAGCTAATTTAATTAGAACAGGTTTATTCGACGATATCAGAAAGAAAGCAATTAATCTTACTAGCTTACCAGCAGACAAATGGTGCCCAGGAGACGTATATATTCAGACAGGTGAAGTAAGTGGTTTAGAAAGTATACAATCCGTGGAAAATCTCAACGGCCTATTTAATGAAGAATGGAGCAGTACAAAAAGACCTTTAACAGCTATATCTCTTAAACAGCAAAATGCTCAAGGAGGAAAAGCTAAGGCACTACTCAGTGCATTTTCTAAAGTTAAAGATGACTACAACCTAACTAGTGACGAAATAGATTACGACATTGTTAAATACCAAAAAGGTATTAAAAGACTACGTAAGAAAGTAGAAGGTTTAGTAGGAGGTAATCCTAACATAGTATATAATGTAGATACCGGTGAACTACCTTCCGAACCTACTTCTCAAATAAAAGACCCATCAAAATGGTTAAGAGGTAAGTATGCAGCTTTAAAGTCTATTGAATTTTTATTTAGGAAGTTTGCAGACAGTAAAGTAGATGATGCAATAGTAGCAATAGCTGGTTTTGCAATGTCATTAACTGGAGTTAATCCTGCATTCTTTAAAGTAGAAGGCCAATCATCAGGAGGTAAAGCTAAGTTATCTGTTTTCGCAAGAGGAGAGGTTATAGATTTATACGGTGATAACGAAGACAAGAAAGACCCTATAGAAGTACAAGATAGTACTACCTTTGGAGGATTAAAGTTGTTTTTTAAAATTACTCAAGGAGGTGTTCCATATTCGGTTGCTGTTAATGCAAGAAGTAATGGGAATACACAAGGTACTATTGAGATACAGAATATCTCTCAGATAGATTAAAAAACAAGTTATGGCACAAGACATAAAAAAAATAATTGCACAGGAGTATATCAAATGTGCTAAAGATCCGGCGTACTTTATGAAAAAGTACTGTTATATACAACACCCTACTCGTGGTCGTATCTTATTTTCTCTCTATCCTTTCCAAGAAAAAGTACTACATTTATTTAGAGACAATCAATACCTTATTACTCTTAAATCAAGACAGTTAGGTATCTCAACATTAGCTTCAGCATACTCCTTATGGTTAATGACATTTCATAAAGATAAGAATGTTTTAGCTTTAGCTACAACTCAAGCAACCGCACGTAACCTAGTTACTAAGGTTATCTTTATGTACGATCAACTACCTAAATGGCTTAGATTACCGGCATTAGAGAAAAACAAACTATCTC